TTGATGCACAGCAATTATTTCAACCTAGATCAACTGGGCAGAGCCAAGAAGACGTTGTAATTTACCTTGCCCACACGTTTGATCCTTTTATCCCAGTACAAGAAAGACCTCCTATTGGATGTCCTGGTCATGGCTTTACAGGATCAATAGACAGAATAGATTTCGAGGCTTATCCAGCAGCAGTAGGCCAAGCAGGTACAGGTGCAGTTGGCACTGAAACACTAGAAATGTCTATCAATGAGGCAGGTGTTGCAGGTACTGGTGGTGTCGGAGTTGAAGTCCCAGTCGTAGAAGTAACAGGAGTTTCTGGTGGTGGAGGATCTGGTAATGTCGGTGTCGAGGCACTTAATCTATCAATCTTAGAAACTGGAGTTGCAGGTACTGGTGGCGTTGGGGCTGAAGTGCCTCAAGTTAATGTAATCGAAACTGGAGTGGCTGGTACTGGTGGTGTTGGTAATGCCACTGGAGTAGTAGTCGATCAGGAGTGGGGTTCTGGAGCTTGGAATGCAGGAACTTGGGGTAATTAAATGAGCTATACAACTCTAGTTGCAAATATACAGAATTTTGTTGAAGACGATTCAACAGAACTGAGCAACTCAATCAATACGATAATTGCTCAAGCTGAAGAAATGGTCTTCCAGAGATTGGCTAATCTGCCTTGCTTTAGAAAGATAACGACAGGCAATCTGGTTGTTGATACTTTTGACTACACAGTTGCCTCCGCAAGAATGATAAGACAAGTCTCCGTAACTGACGCAAGCGGAAATGTTGATTATTTAAATCATAGACTGGATTCTTATTTAAGAGATTATTGGCCTAAGTCGGCAACAACTGGAACGCCAATAATGTATTCAACTAAAAATGCAACGACATCAGGAACAGTCATTACGCTTGCACCTACACCAAGTGCAACTCTTGCATATCAAGTTGATTTTATCGCTCCAGAAACTGGTTTAAGTTCAAGCAATGCAAACACTTGGATCGATACAAATGCTCCTGCTGTTTTACTGGCAGCAGCACTTTATGAAACTTCTGCTTTCCTTAAAGCTGGAGAAACGCTAAAACTATATAAAACGCAATTTGATGAAGCTGCACAATTATTTGTTCAAGAGATGCAAAGAGATTACGCAGCAGAATATAACGGAGGTTTATAAATGGCTATATCACAGGCAATGTGTACATTGTTTAAGAAGGATGTCCTTCTGGGTGACCAACACCTAGATTCAAATGACATCTATATTGCACTGTACACAAGTTCAGCAAGTCTAGGTGCAACAACGGACGGATATGTAACATCTGGCGAAGTTAGTGCTAGTGGCACAGGTTACACAGCAGGTGGAAACGCACTCGCAAGTAAGACCGTTGAAGAAAACAGCACAAGCGGAGTTTTTGATGCAGCTGACCCAGAGTGGACATCAGCAACATTTACGGCACGAGGTGCTTTAATTTATAACAAGACGCTGGGTGATGCTTCATCAAACGCTAGAGGTGCAATTGCAGTTTTAGACTTTGGTGGTGACTTCACGGTTGCAGGAGGAACTTTTAAGATAGTCTTCCCTGCGAACACTGCCTCCAACGCAATAGTAAGGATCGACTGATATGGCAATAACCTATGTAAATGATCTCAGATTATCAGAGATGGCAACTGGTGACAACTCAGGCACATGGGGCAATGTCACTAACACGAACTTAGAATTGATTGGTGACGCATTTGGTCACGGCACACGAGCTATAGCAAATGCTTCAACAGACAATATTACTATTGCTGACGGAACTGCTGACGCAGACAGGGCAATGTATTTAAAGTTAACAGGTGGAGGTCAAGCCTGTGAAATAACTTTATTGCCAAACACAGTTTCCAAAGTTTGGATGATGGAGAATGGAACTGCTGCAGCTTTGACTTTTACCCAAGGCAGTGGGGCAAGTGTAATTATCCCTGCTGGAGATACAAAAATAATTGCAAGTGATGGTGGTGGTTCAGGTGCTATAGTTTATGATGTTTTCGCCTCTTTGTCTGTTGTTGACCTCAAGGTTCAAGACGATCTGACGGTTACTGATGATGTGTCGATTGGTGGCATACTTGGCGTAACAGGCGTCCTGACCACCACGGCTGCGACTGTGTTTAACGGTGGGTTTGCTAGTAATGCTGGGTCTACTATTACAACTGCTGATAACCTTCCACAGCTAACGCTTATTTCTACTGATGCGGATGCTGGTAAAGGGCCAGTTTTAGATTTGTTCCGCAACTCTGCAAACCCAGCCGTAAACGATGTTATGGGGCAAATTAAATTTATAGGTGAAGATGATGGTGGAAACCAAGTAAGTTATGCAAGGATAAATACAGAAATTGAATCGCCAGCAGATGGAAATGAGATTGGTCGTTTTAATATAATTACACTAGATAATTTAGCGGGTTCCGCGGGAGAGCATGAGAGGCTTACTATAAGCGGTACTGAATCTGTATTTAATGAAGATCATGCTGACATAGACTTCCGTGTTGAATCTGACACTCACACCCATGCCTTTTTTGTTGATGGTGAAACTGGTGGCGTTCTTATAGGAGACACTGCTGCTGGACTAGGTGCTGGGACACCTGATGCTGGTCGTTTAACTTTGCAGTCCTTGGGTAATTCATCTCAGCTTAATATGTATCGTGCCGATTCCTCAATCGCAGGTGGTGATACTTTGGGTCTTATCACTGCGTATAGTAATGATACAGATGGAAACTCTATAGAGCCGTTAGTGCAAATACAATTTGCTGCGGATGGAGCATTTAGTGCCAATGACAACCCTACAAAAATGGTTTTTCTTACAACTCCCGATAGCTCAGAAACTATGCGAGAAGTTGCTAAATTTGACAATGTAGGTAGCTTCATAATGGCAGCTACAAGTGGCACAATACAGACAGCCACAGCAGGTACATCTAACTTCAGAGCAGGTGTAAACGCAGGAGATTCAATAGCCTCTGGCGGTAACTTCAACGTGGTCGTGGGCGATGATGCGGGAACGGCTATCACGACAGGGGATAACAACACAGCCTTGGGGTATCAAGCATTAAAAACGGAAAATGCTAATTCAAACAATACGGCTATTGGGCATCAAGCACTAAAAGACCAAGATGGTGGGGATGGTAATACTGCGGTAGGATCATTTGCGATACACGACCTTACTAATGCAAGTCGTGCTACGGCTGTTGGCTCATACGCAGGATTTAGTAATTTAGGGGCAGATGATGTTACTTTTATAGGTCACAATACAGGTTTATTTGCTACAACAGCAGCGTATTCAGTATTTGTGGGCAGTAAAGCTGGACAAGGTATTACTGGCACAAAACTTACAGGTAATCATAACGTAGCAATAGGTTTTTCTGCGGGTCTGCTTCTTCAAGGTACTGCAACTGAAAACGTTTTAGTCGGGTCGTATGCGGGTGACGCCATTACGACAGGCTCTGAAAATGTCTGCATGGGACTTGGTGCAGGAGGTTCTATAAATACAGGAACTCGAAATGTCTGCCTTGGAGATGATGCAGGGAATCAGATCACAACCGCTACACGGTCTATTGCTATTGGACACATTGCAATGGGGCAGACTGCCGTAACTGGAGAAGCTAATATTGCCATTGGTAACCAAGCTGGTAATTCCATGCTTGCAGGTGCTAATAATATTATGATTGGTGAAGAGTCTGGAAAGACAATTAACAGCGGCGCTAGGAACACTTGCGTAGGTCCGAGTTCGGCAACTGCGTTGACTACGGCAGTTGACAATGTATTTATAGGTTCGTCAGCAGGTACTTACACTGTCGGAACAACAACAGGCAGTTATAACACTATTATAGGTGGCTACTGCCACACTTCAGCAGTAAACTCAATTCAACAAATTGTTATGGGTCACAATGTTACAGGTAATGGAAACAACACTCTTTGTTTTGGTAACGCAACAACAGACAGTTCTATAGCCTTTGGTGCAACAAGTATTACTGCTCCTTCTGACCAACGATATAAAGAAGAAATAGCAGATGCTACAGCAGGTTTGTCTTTCATAAAAGACTTACGTCCTGTGACGTTTAAGTGGAAAAAAGAAAAAGATGTGCCCTCAGATCATCCTGCTTATAAAGAAGGCTCTGATAAAAGAGTGATGGAAAGTAATGGCGAAATAAACCACGGTTTTATTGCTCAAGAAGTAAAGGCTGTTATAGACAATCACTCAGAAATTAAAGACGGTTTTGCAATGTGGTCAGAGCAAGGACTAGATGAAAATGGTAATTCAACAGGCGGTAGGCAACGACTAGGTGAGGGTGCGTTAATCCCAATCTTAGTCAAAGCAATTCAAGAACTTGAAGCCCGTTTAGCAGTATTGGAAGGATAAGATATGGGAATTACATTCACATGGTCCGTCAAGGACATGCACAAAGTCACTGACACAGGTGCAGTATATAAAGTTGAGTGGTCTTGCAGTGGCGTAGATGCTGACACTGAGGTTAGCCACAGTCGGTCAGGGTCATACTTGCATACAGGTGAAGTCACTGCGGATGAAGTGACAGGTACGGATGAAGATGGCAACGATGTAACTGAGTCAGTTACACGGACTGTACCTGTCACACCTGACCACACAGCATCAGACTTTAAGGCATACACAGACTTAACTGAGGCAGACGTATTAGCTTGGTGTAAGGCTGACGGTGTAGGTGCAGAGAATGAAGCTCTCATAACGTCTAACATCACTAACAAGATAGCTGCTCAAGCTAACTCAACAGGTATGCCGTGGGCTGCTGAATAATTTTAACCCCAACCCCGAAAGGAGATCACAATGGCTGAGAAAAAAACAAACACCATTACGATCAACGATAAATCTTACACTGAAGACCA